ATAAAATACAAACAGTAAAACCTTTTCGTAATAAACTAATTGTTTTTTGTGAAAGCAGTATTTTTCAAGTATCGGGATTAGATGGAACACCAGTCGTATCGGGAGTAACAAAAAATATTGGATGTGTTCATGGTAACACAGTTCAAGAGATAGGTGGTGACCTTGTATTTCTTGCACCAGATGGTTTAAGAACAATTGCAGGAACTGCTCGTATTGATGATATAGAATTAGGTTCTATCAGTAGAAAAATATTACCTTTATTTAGAGATAATATTTTTCCTAACTTATCAACTATAGAATTTGCTAGTATGGTTGTTAGAGAAAAAAGTCAATACAGATTATTTTATTATCAAAGTGGACTTTCTAATCCACAACAAAAAGGCATCATAGGAACTTTTAAAGTAGCTTCTACAGGTGCTGTAGGTTATGAATGGAGTGAAACAGAAGGTATACCAGCTAGAAGAGTTCATGCAGGTACAGACACAAATGGTAATGAAGTTTTGTATCATGCAGAAGTTGATGGTAGAGTTTATAATCACGATACTGGTAATGACTTTGATGGAGCAAATATAATAGCAATATACAAAACACCAGATTTAGATTACGGAGATTCTGGTGTAAGAAAAACTTTATACTATATTAAAACAAGTATTAGAGCAGAAGGAACAAATAGTAATTTAACAGTTTTACCTAGGTACGATTTTGAAAGTCCGAATGTACCTCAACCATCTGAGATAAGTTTAGGTAACCTTATTTCTGTTTCAACATTTGGTAATGCAGTATTTGGAACAGCGATATTTGGTGGTACATTATTTCCACAACAAAGGGCAACATTAACAGGTAGTGGATTTACAAATAATTTTAGAATACGAAGTGCAGGAAATCAAGCTCCTTACACAGTATCTGGATTCTATGTAGATTTCATAGCAGGAGGAAGAATATAAAACATGGCAGCATATGTTAGACAAAGTACATTTTCTGATGGTGATACAATATTTGCATCACTATTAAATAATGAATTTGACCAATTACTAGCAGCATTTAATGTATCAACGGGGCATACACACGATGGTTCAACTACTGGTGATGGTGGTCCAATATCTAAATTATTTAGTAACGCAATCACTTTTGGTAAGAATGAGAATACAGATATTGCTGTAACATTTGATGGTTCTTCTAATGATGGTGTAATTACATGGATGGAAGACGAAGACTACTTCCAATACTCTGACGATATTTTATTAAGTACTACTGAAAAAGTTTTATTTAGAGACTCAGCTATTTATATTAATTCATCAACTGATGGACAATTAGATATAGTAGCAGATACCGAAGTACAAATAGCTGCAACAACAGTTGACATAAATGCTAACGCAGATGTATCTGGCACATTAACATATGGAAGTTTATCAGATGGTGCTATAACTATTACTGCATTTGTAGATGAAGATAATATGTCTTCTAATAGTGCAACATTAGTTCCAACACAACAATCTGTAAAAGCGTATGTGGATTCACAGTTAACAGCTTCTGACCTAGATATCCAAGGTGATTCTGGGGGTGCATTTGATATTGATTTAGATGCTGAAACTTTAACAATAGCAGGTGGAACAGGTATTGATACTTCTGGTACTGGCACTACTTTAACAGTAGCAATAGATTCAACTGTAGCTACACTAGCAGGTTCACAAACTTTAACAAACAAAATACTCACAAGTCCTGTACTCAATACAGGCGTATCTGGAACAGCAATATTAGATGAAGATGATTTTGCTTCTGATTCAGCTACACAATTAGCAACACAACAATCAATTAAAGCATATATAGCTACACAGGTAGCAGCTTCAGATACTCTAGCAGAGTTATCTGATACTAATATATCTACGCCTTCTTCTGGACAAATTTTAATTTATGATGGTTCAGATAGTTTTGATAATAAATCTTTATCTGGCGATGTAACAATTAGTTCAACAGGAGCTACAACTATTGGCTCTGGTGCAGTAGAAACTGCGATGTTAAATGCAAATATTATTAGTGGACAAACAGCTTTAACTTCTGGTTTTGATACTGCTAACGACCATTTATTAATTCACGATGCAGATGCGGGTTTAAAGAAAATTTCACTTGCAAATGTAACTTCTGCTACTGGTGGTATTTCAGATGTTGTATCTGATACTACTCCGCAGTTAGGTGGTGACTTAGATGTAAATGGTAATGCGATAGTTTCTGCGTCAAACGGAAACATATCTATTACACCTAATGGTTCGGGCAAAGTTATTCTTGATGGATTATCACACCCAACTTCTGATGGTTCAGCAGGACAATTTTTAAAAACAGATGGTGGCGGTAACTTAGCTTTTGCTACAGTAAATACAGATTTATCTGGTGACTCAACTCCACAACTAGGAGGTAATTTAGATGTAAATGGAAACTCTATTGTTTCTGCTTCTAATGGTAATATTTCTATTACGCCTAATGGTTCTGGTAAAGTTATTTTAGATGGTCTTTCACATCCTACATCGGATGGTTCAAATGGACAAGTATTAACTACAGATGGTGCTGGTAACTTATCATTTACAAGTAAAACAGTAGATACTACTAACTTAGTAGATGATACTACACCTCAACTTGGTGGTGATTTAGATATAAACGGAAATGCAATTGTATCAACATCAAATGGTAATATTGCAATAACTCCAAATGGTTCTGGTAAAGTAATACTAGATGGTTTATCTCATCCAACTGCCGATGGTTCTAATGGTCAATTCTTAAAAACAGATGGCGGTGGTACATTATCTTTTGCTTCTGTAACTCAAGCAACAGGTAATGAATTAGAAAATCTTTCAGAAGATACAAGCCCACAACTAGGTGGTAACTTAGATGTTAATGGTAATGACATTGTATCTACATCAAATGCAAACATTGATATTTTACCAAATGGAAGCGGTGTAGTAAATCTTGATGGTAACGGAAGTTCTGGTGGTGTATCAGTATCAGATGGTTTAATAGATATTAGAACAGGTACAGGTAATGTAGCTAAAGTTAAATTTTATTGTGAGTCTTCAAATGCTCACGCACAAACATTACAAGCAGCACCTCACTCAGCAGCTAGTAGTGCAGTATTAGTTTTACCTACAGCTTCTGGTACATTAGTTGGAACAGGTGATACTGGTAGTGTATCAAACACTATGCTAGGTGGTAGTATTGCGGATAGTAAACTATCTACAATTTCAACTGCAAACAAAGTTTCACTTGCGGCTGTAGACATTGACGGAGCTACAGACATTGGTGGAGATTTAGCAACATCAGATTTAATTGCAGTAGATGATGGTGCAGGTGGTACAAATAGAAAAGCAGCTCTATCGAGAGTTGTAACATTAGTAGAAAACAACGCAAGTTTTTCTAGTCAAGGGTTCGCAACAGCGATGGCAATCGCATTATAGTTTAGGAGGAAAATAGATGGCTCAAAATTTTAGAAGATATACTGAAAACAATATCGGTACATCTGCTGTTGATTTCCCAAATGGTGCTAACTTTGATAGTTATGATACTGTAGTAGGAATACATCTAGCAAATATAACTGGAAGCACAGTTAATGTCGAAGTATACATTAACGATGGTTCTAACGATATTCATCTTGTAAAAGACGCACCCATCCCTAGTGGCGGAGCTTTGCAAATATTAGACGGAGGGGCTAAGATTGTAGTCCAGTCTGGTGATAGACTTTATGTTAAGTCTGACACAGCAAGTTCAGTAGACGCTTGGGTATCGGTTGTCGATGCAATAAGTACATAAGAGGAGAATAAATGGCATATATTGGGAATATACCCGCAGAAAAATTTACTAGCGTAGATATTCAAAATTTTACTGTTAGTGCAACTGCTAACTATACTTTGGATAGACCGGTAGCAAATGAGAACGAAATAGAATTATTTATTAATAATGTTCGTCAACATCCGGGTTCTGGAAAAGCATATACTGCATCTGGCACAGCTTTAACGCTGTCAGAAGCTACTGCTGGTACAGATACAATGTATTGTGTTTATCAAGGCAAGGCAAGACAAACAGTTACTCCGGCAACTTCAAGTGTAACAAACGCTATGTTGGCAGGAAGTATTGATTTAACTTCTAAAGTTACAGGTGCTTTACCACAAGCTAATATTGCAGACCAAGCAATCAATGAAGCTAAAATGCAAATTAGTAATGCTCCAACAAACGGATATATGCTTACAGCACAATCTGGTAATACTGGTGGACTTACTTGGGCAGAAGCACCTAGTGGTGGAGCTTGGAATTTATTAGAAACTGAAACAACAGATAGTGGTGGCTCAGTAGATTTAAATAGTTTTAGTTCTTCTTATAATGTTCATGCTATGACTTTTGATTTAGTAAGAACAGCAGTTAATGATGATGTTATTAAAATGATGGTTTTTGATGGCTCAGATAATACTATGCAAATTTATTATGCTTATCAATATTTTAAAACAAATGAAAGTGGCACAACTGGAACAGGAACAAGTGGAACTTATAGTACAAATCCACACAATGTTAATTTGTTTGGTGGTCTAGGTAATGGAGGTAATGAGGGTTTTTCTGGTATTATGTATTTTACTGGATTAACAAATAGTACAGACGCAACTTTATTTTGGGGGCAGCAACAAATATTTAGACATAATGATGAGTATTCACATTATTTAGTTCAAGGCAGAATAGCAAATAGTACAATTTCTAAAATAAGATTTTTTGGAAATGGAGGAAACTTTGCACATGGAACAATTAAACTTTATGGATTATCGTAATGGCAGAACATTTTAATAATAAAGGAGAAAGATTAGAAAGTTGGTTTGAAACTTATTTAGATAATGAAAGACAATCATTCATAGATAACAAACCTACAAGACAACTAGAAGAAATTAGAGAAATAAGAAATCAAAAACTTTCTAAAACTGATTATTTAGCTGCATCAGATAATGTGATGAGTGATGAAATGAAAGCATTTAGAAAGTCTATGAGAGATATACCACAAGATTATTCAGCAGAT